ACACCCAGCAGCAACGCTTCGCCCGATTGCTCGGTAACGCCGAGGATGTTGATCCGGCCGAGCATGTCGGTGGATTCCTGAATCCCGGTTTCCAGCGATTGCTGGATGGTGGGCTCTACGTTGAACTTCTGCACTGCCTCTGCCACGCGGTTGAGCTTGGCAATCTGGCCGCAGTAGGCGTTGAAGGCAATTCGGGTTTGGTTGCGCATGAGGTGCTCCGTCCGTGCGTCAGGGTTGGTCTGGCAATGTCAGCGTTGGGTCAGGGTCAGTAAGTGGCCAGGATCTGGCCCTCTCCACCAGTCGCCGGCGGGCGCTGGGTGTAGTCCTGATCGGGTTCGTTTTCGAGCTTCTTGAGTTGCTCGGATGCACTCTTGAAGTCGGTGCGCAACGTATCCAGCTCAGCCTTGAGCTGGGTTACCTGTTTGTCCTGGTTCGCCAAGTGCTGGGCGATCTCTTCGACGCTTTGCCCCAGCTCGTTGAAAAGGGTGGCGTCCTTGCCCTCTTTGTCCTTTTGCTTGCCGAGAGCTTCTCGCACACGGGCGAAGATGCCTTCGGCTTTGCTCGGCTCGGCGGGGGTTACGTCTTCGAAGTCGAGCTCGACTTCCAGCGCCTCGGTAAACAGGTTGTCCTTGTGCTGCTTGCGACCGGCCAGCGGGTTAGCGTCAGGGTTCTGAGCGGAGAAGGTCAGCATTTCGGTACCCAGGCTGGCGGGGCTGTCGGTGACTGCCAGGCCTTCCATATACGCCTTGCCGGTATCGGAGAAGCGCGGGTTGATCTCGATGCTGGTGAACAGCTTCTGACGCTTTTTGTTGATGGCGATCAGCTCGTCAGTGGGCTCGATCTGCGCGAACAGCGCCAGACGCTTCTGACCGGCAACCTCGACCTCTTCAGTCTTGAGGGCTACTACGTCGCCGTAGGCGCGGAAGGGACCGTCGGCAGTGATGCTGCGAAAGTGCTCCATCCAGACACGCGCACTGTAGGTGTTGGTGTTGTAGTTGGCGGCGGCATCTTCGAGCCACTGGCGCTCGATCTTACGGCCGTCGGTGGTACCGCCTTCAACGGCGACGCGGAAGAACTTCGAGCGAGATTTGGTTGCCATGCCTTGCGTCCTCAATCCTGAAACCAGATAGGTGTTGAGGGCATGGTCGGCAGTGGGCGCGCTGCCAGCAACGCAGCACAGGTGGGGCGGGGGACGCTACACCGTGGCGGGTGAGCGCAGTACGCGCGCGGGCGTCAGCATCTGCTGCATGAACGCTATCGCACAGCCCCAGATCGACAACCGCCGGCACGCTCGCTTCCTGTACTGGACGGGTTGGCGCGTGTGCGATATCGCCGACTACCTGAACGAAAACGCCAAGACCATCCACAGCTGGAAGGACCGCGACGCCTGGGACCGCGCCGATACTGTAGAGCGGGTGGGCGGTGCATTGGAAGCCCGTTTGGTCCAGCTGATTCTGAAAGACCCGAAGACCGGCGGTGACTTCAAAGAGATAGACCTGCTGCACCGCCAGCTTGAGCGCCAGGCGCGGATCCAGCGTTATCAGGGCGGCGGTACCGAGACCGATCTAAACCCGAACATCGCGGCACGCAACGCAGGGCCGAAGAAGGCGCCAACGCGCAACGAGCTGAGCGAAGAGCAGATTGAGCAGCTGGTCGATGCCTTCCGCGAAGGGTGCTTCGACTACCAGCTGGACTGGTACCGCGCGGGCAATATGCGCACCCGGATGATTCTCAAGTCTCGGCAGATCGGTGCTACGTACTATTTCGCCCGGGAAGCGCTGATCGATGCCATCACCACCGGCCGCAACCAGATTTTCCTGTCAGCCAGCAAGGCCCAGGCGCACCAGTTCAAAACGTACATGCAGGCGTTTCTCAATGACGTGGTGGGCGTCAAGCTGACAGGTGACCCCATCGTCCTGTGGAACGGGGCGGAGCTGCACTTTCTGGGTACCAACTACCGGACGGCTCAGGGGCGCAGCGGCAACTTCTACTTCGATGAGTTCTTCTGGGTGCACGGCTTCCAGCAGATCAACAAGGTGGCGTCGGGTATGGCGCTGCACAAGAAGTGGCGCAAAACCTATTTCAGCACCCCATCCACCATGGCCCATGAGGCCTACCCGATCTGGACCGGTGAACAGCGCAACAAGCGGCTGCCGGCTGACAAGCGGGTGCGCATCGATGTGAGCCACGACGCCCTGGCGCAAGGGCGGCTGTGTGAAGACCGCGTGTGGCGGCAGATCGTCACGATTCTGGATGCTGAGGCGCGCGGGTGTGACCTGTTTGACCTCGAAGAGCTGCGCGAGGAATACGACGCCGACGCTTTTGCCAACCTGCTGATGTGTCTGTTCATCGATGACGGCGACTCGATATTCCCGCTCAAGCTGCTGCAGCCCTGCATGGTCGATACCTGGGAAGTGTGGGACGACTATAAGCCGTTTGCGCCACGGCCAGTGGGTGAGCGGCCCGTCTGGGTGGGGTACGACCCATCGGAGAGCGGCGACAGCGCGGGGTTGACTGTGGTTATGCCGCCGCTGGTTGCGGGCGGGCACTTACGGGTGCTGGAGCGACACCAGTTCAAAGGTATGGATTTTCAGGCGCAGGCCGAGTTCATCCGCAAGGTTACCCAGCGCTACCGGGTGACCTATATCGGGCTTGATACCACGGGCATGGGCACCGGCGTTGCTCAGCTGGTGCGCCAGTTCTTCCCAGGGCTGACCACGTTCAGCTATTCGCCCGAGGTCAAGGTGCGCCTGGTGATGAAAGCCATGGACGTGATCCGCAACGCTCGCCTGCAGTTTGATGCCGGCTGGACCGATCTGGCCGCCAGCCTCATGGCGATCCGCAAGACGATGACCCCCAGCGGGCGGCAGATGACCTTTGTCGCCGGCCGCACAGATGAGACCGGCCACGCGGATCTAGCGTGGGCGCTTTTCCACGCACTACACAACGAACCGCTGGAAGGGCGCACCGGCGCCAATACAGCGCGTATGGAGATTATTGGATGAGCAACGAGACACCCGAAACCGGCCCGAAGGATGGCATCCAGGCGTTCACCTTTGGCGACCCTATGCCGGTGCTCGATAGCCGTGAGCTGCTCGACCACCTTGAATGCTGGATGAATGGGCGCTGGTATGAACCGCCGCTGTCCTTGGCCGGGCTGGCCAAGGCGACCAGGGCGTCGGTATTCCTGCAATCGGGGCTGATGTTCAAGCGCAACATGCTGAGCCGTTCGTTTGTGCCGCACCCGCTGCTGACCCGTCAGCACTTCGAACAGTTCGCGCTTGATTTCCTATGGAGCGGTAACGGGTACCTGGAGCGCAAAGAGAATCGGCTGCGCGAACCCATGCAGCTGCTACCGGCGCTTTCCAAGTACACCCGGCGAGGGGAGGACCTCGACACCTACTACTACGTGCGCGGCTGGCAGGATGAGCACGCTTTCAAGAAGGGCGCGGTTTTCCAGCTTCGTGATGCGGATATTAACCAGGAGATCTACGGCGTGCCCGAGTGGTACGCGGCGCTGCATAGCGCGTTGCTAAATGAGTCCGCCACCCTGTTCCGCCGCAAGTATTACCAGAACGGATCGCACGCCGGCTTCGTGCTGTACATCAACGACACGGTGCACGATGAGCAAGACATTGCCGCCATCAGTGACGCCATGAAGCAGAGCAAAGGCCCCGGTAACTTCCGCAACCTGCTGGTGTACGCACCAGGTGGTAAGAAGGATGGCCTGCAAGTGATCCCCATCAGCGAGGTGGCAGCGAAGGATGATTTTGGCTCAATCAAAAACGTCAGCCGAGACGACCAGCTGGCGGCGCTGCGGGTACCGCCGCAGCTGCTGGGGATTGTCCCGGTGAACGCTGGCGGCTTTGGCTCGCCCAAGGATGCGTCAGACATCTGGACCGCCAACGAGCTGCTGCCGCTGCAGGCCCGCTTCACCGCACTCAACGAGTGGCTGGGAGAAGAGGTCATCACCTTTGACAACGAACAGGCCCCACCCACAGCACGCCTCAGCTGACCCACCAGAGCATCACCCAAAGCCGCCCCCGAGGCGGCTTTTTCATGCCTGCACCCAAAACCACAGCACGCGCCAGGGCCCGAGAAGACTTCCATATGCCATCTGGAGCAGGTAATCGTCACCCGTAACTTGATAACGGTCTAGAAGAGGATATGCATGCAGAGAGGTAGTGTAATTACCAATGAATTTGTTCAAAGCTGCGTAACTGTACCATCTGGGATACCAGTCCTTTGCGGACAATATCATTCTCACAACCGTATTCTTCAATTTCTCATTGTTGACCAGCTTGGCAAGAACATAGCAAGGACTATGGTTCGTACTCGCCCCTGGCCCCAAGTACTCCGAGGAAAAAGGGTATTCCTCGGTGATAAAATGCTCGCTGCGCTTTTCGAGCGTACCTCTCAGTTCTTCCTTTTCCGTCGTCATACCTTCTTCGCCCAGAGCTTCCAAAATATATTCCAGCCTGAATGACCCAAGGGGAGCATGGCTCTCGGACATATTCCCCCAAGTGTACCGCTGAAACCCCCTAAATTTCAGATGGTCGGCATATGTTGAATCAAGGTATGAAGCCATGGCCGTTTTATACGCAAAGAGCAGGTACTCTCTATAAAACCGGCTG